GCAGATAACCTTGTGTATCACCATTTCAACCGGCTGGACATCGAGGTCTACACCGACTACAAAGACCCGGATATGGAAGCAAGCATTGAAGAAGTCCTGACCGCACATGAACTCTATTATGAGAAAAGCGAGGTCTGGATCGAAACCGAAAAGATGTATGAAGTCCTGTATGAGCTGACCGTATAAGCCAGCCGCAGGACGATAGGAGGAATAACCTATGTCGAAGCAAAGCAATAAGGTCAAATTTGGCCTGAAAAACTGCCATTATGCCAAGGCGACCTTTGACGAGGATGGCAGCGTTACCTACGCAAAGCCGGTCCGCATCCCCGGTGCAGTCAGTCTTTCTATGGATGCCAATGGCGAGATCGAGCCGTTCTATGCGGACAATATCGCTTACTATGTCGTGAATAACAATTCCGGCTACGAGGGTGATCTGGAGATCGCACTGATTCCGGAGAGCTTCCTCACGGACATCATGCACGAGGAACTGGATGGTAACGGCGTGCTTGCCGAGAACGCCAATGTGGAACTGGAACATTTCGCCTTCCTGTTCGAGTTTGATGGTGACCAGCGTCACATCCGCCATGTGCTGTACAACTGTGTAGCAAGCCGTCCGTCCATCGAGGGTGAGACCAACGAGGACAGCAAGGAAGTCAAGACAGACACCCTGAACCTGCAGGCAACCCCTCTGGCAAACGGTTATGTCAAGGCAAAGACCGGTACCAACACCACGGATGATGTCTATAACAAGTGGTACGATGCGGTCTACGAGCCGCAGGCAGAAGCTGTGGACACCGAAGACACCAGTCACACCGAGGAGCCGCAGGGCTAAGTGACCGACACACACCGCAGGGCTTCGGCTCTGCTTACATTATTATAAAGAGGTATATGACTATGAAGAAGATTTTTCCTTTGTTCGCAGTGATCATCGTTCTGGTACTGGCTGTCTGCTCGTTCCACATCATCCCCACCGGTTACACGGGCGTGAAGACCAGCTTCGGCCAGATCCAGGAGACCGCCATCCAGAGCGGCAAGCTCAACTTCTGCATCCCCTTTGTGCAGAGCATTCACAAGGTCAACAACAAGCAGCAGGATAAGCACATCGAAGCACAGGTCTGGGGCGAAGCCTCTGACAAGACCCCTGTGTATGCTGCTGATGTCATCGTGACCTATCAGGTGCTTCCTGAGAAGAGTGCATGGCTGTATGCGAATGTGTCCGACATCAAGAATCTGGTCGGTGACGAGCTGGTGGCATCGGCAATCAAGTCTGCAATGGCTGAACTTGGCCCCAATGAGGTAACCAACCGCACCAAGATCGAGCCTCTGGCACAGCAGAAGCTGGCAGAGTCCCTTGTGCAGAAATATGGTGAGGACGTTGTGTTCGTAAACAAGGTCGTCATCAACGACATGAATTTCGAGGATGCCTATAACGAAGCCATCCAGCAGAAGTCCATTGCACAGCAGAACGCAGATAAGCAGAAGATTGAGAATGAAGCTGCCATTGCCAAGGCAGAAGCGGATAAGCAGGTGGCAATCACCAATGCAGAGGCGGAAGCCCAGAAGACTTCTATTGCCGCAGACGCACAGGCAGAGGCAAACCGCAAACTGGCAGAAAGCCTGTCCGATACGCTGATCGATTACCAGAAGGTTCAGAAGTGGGATGGAAAGCTGCCCACTGTGAGCGGCGGTAATGCACTGGTCAGCATTGACCCGGCAGAGTAAGAACCACGATATACGGCAGGGCTTCGGCTCTGCCAATTTTACATGAAATTTATGGAGGATTACGATTATGGCAGTTACGAAGAAAATCGAGATTGATGGCAAGGAAATCACCTTTAAGGCAAGTGCGGCTGTGCCTCGCCTGTACCGCATCAAGTTCGGTCGTGACATTTACAAGGACCTGCGCCAGCTGGAAAAGAGCGTAGGAGAGAACGATGAGGATAATTCCAACCTTGATCTGTTCAGTCTGGAGATGTTCGAGGATCTGGCATGGCTGATGGCCCGTCATGCGGACCCTGCAAATGTGCCGGACAGTCCAGAGGAGTTCCTGGACCAGTTCAACACCTTCTCCATTTACCAGATCCTGCCTCAGCTGATCGAACTGTGGGGCCTGAATGTGCAGACCGAGGTGGAATCCAGAAAAAACCTCGAAAAAGTGAGCGGGAAATGACCACCCCGCTCTTTCTGCTGCGCTGTGTACAGCTCGGTATCAGCATCGCCGACCTCGACCTGCTGACCATCGGGTTGGTCAATGATATGTTCACGGAACGGCAGAACGACGATTATCCGTACAAAGAGCTGGCCTCGCAGGAGGATTTCGACCGGTTCTAAAGCAAAAAACAGACGACCGTGCTTATATTGTGAACGAAATAAGCACAATCGTCTGGTGATGGTATAAAAAATCCCACTCAGCCATGTGACTGGGTGGGATATATGCTGTCACTATTCGATTTCCACGTCTTCAAAACCGACAAGGTCAGCTTCAGTGATGCCAAGGCGACGAAGCATTTCCTCTTCAGAGATCAAGTAAGATTCAGTCTGTTTTAGAGAGGTGTTTGTTTGCATGGTATCTTCAAAGATGTTGCGGAGATAATCGGGTCCTTCCATCCAGAGTCCGGTGGAATAGTCAAATAGCATTTTGTATGCGGGAGAGGTTACAAAGCGAAAAAATACGTCGTTGAAGGAAACACCGGTATCATCACAGTAGTCTGTGAGCATAGTGCGCATAACGAGTACGGCGCACATTTCGCGTTGTGAATCATCGATGACAACCTCGTTCATAAAACCACCTCCTAGCAATTATTTTTTATGCAGTCTTTTTGGAAGTGCAGTAGTCATAAAGACTCAGCAGATAATCAGAGCCTTCTTTCCAAATCTCTGTGTCAAAATCAAAGAGGGCTTCATACGCACGAGAACTTGTGAAACGAAGAAGAGCTTCCTCGTATGAAATATTTTCTCGTGCTGCAAGGGTTTCTACAGCTTCGCGCATCGCAATTACTGCGCAGCATTCCTTTTGAGAATCTGTAGATTTATAGTTTATAGCATTATCACAATTTGATGTCACCATAGCGGTCACTCCTTATAAATTCAAGATGCTCGACGGCATCCTGAGTTCTGAAACAAAACTGATCCTTGAGACGGTTCGGTAAAAGTTTTTCAATCGTTTCTTTGTCTGCTTTTGGAGTTCCAGGCTCACCAGCACCTTCACCGCTGATATAAATCTGAAGGGTACGGGCTGTCTGATCGTCGGCAATCTTTCCACCGATGATATCAATTACGTTGTATTTTTTCAGAAGCTGAGGAAAGAGGTCTTTCTTTCGATTGGCCGCTACAAAATGCAGCCATTCGATACTGGGTTCTTGAAAAAAGTAAGCGAGAATGTTTGGGTCATAGTGAAATTTGTAGACGGATATTTGTCCGTCAGCTGGATCAAAGTTTTTTGGAACAGCACCGAGGTGTTTTGCTTTGCGAACAGAAAGCTGGACATAGTTATATGCTTGTTCATAAGATGAGGTTAAGTAGAAACCACGACCAAAATCGAGACCACCCATACAGCGGCTTAAGTCGATGTCAGGAATACTGACATAACTTCCGTGGTAGAGCAGCATTCCATCTTCAAGTCCTATCATACGGTAACACCTCGATTCTTGAGCAGGGTTTCAACATCATGCAAAGCGCATTCGTAGCTATTCAAATGAAGAATGTCATAGCAGTCAGCGATAAATCCGAGAATGTCGTATTTCTTAAACAGTTCTGCGCAGTCGCTGGGAGACATTTTCCATTTGGATTGAGCCATCCGAAAGACCCAGCACTGCATATCGGCAATGTCAATATTATATCCACTCATAGAGCATACCTCCTTTGAGTATAATTTCTCAATTTAAGTATAGCTCTTTTTCTGTCGCTTAGCAACGACAGAATTGTAAATTTCAGATTATTTTCTGCCTGTCTGCCCCGTGCAGATGGGCTTTTTTCATGCCTGCAAGGAGGTGGTCATCCACATGGCATCCAGAATCCAGGGCATCACCGTCGAGATCGGCGGCGATACCACAAAGCTCTCCAAAGCACTGGAAAGTGTAAACAAATCAATCAAGGGGACGCAGTCCGGACTGAAGGATGTCAACAAACTCCTGAAACTGGACCCTTCCAATACAGAACTGGTCGTCCAGAAGCAAAAGATGCTTAAGGATGCCATTGAAGCTACCAAGGAAAAGCTGGCAACTCTGAAGACTGCCGCACAGCAGGCCAATGAGCAGCTTGCCAACGGTGAGATCACCCAGCAGCAGTATGATGCCCTCCAGCGTGAGATCGTGGAGACCGAACAGAATCTACGGTCTTTACAGGACCAGGCGGCGACCACCAATGCGACTCTTGCCAAGATCGATGAAGCCGGAGAAAAGCTCCAGAACATCGGATCTTCTGTGGAGAATGTAGGCAAGAAGTTCCTTCCGGTGACTGCCGCTGTAACGGGGCTTGGCACTGCCGCAGTGAAGACGGCAGCAGATTTCGATTCCGAGATGAGCAAGGTCTCTGCCATTTCCGGTGCAACAGGGGATGACTTTGACCAGCTCCGTGCGAAAGCCCGTGAGATGGGTGCTAAGACCAAGTTCTCCGCATCCGAGGCGGCCTCGGCGATGGAATACATGGCCATGGCCGGATGGAAGACTTCTGACATGCTGAACGGCATCGAGGGCGTCATGAACCTCGCGGCCGCTTCGGGTGAAGACCTAGCTACGACTTCAGATATTGTTACCGATGCCCTTACCGCGTTCGGCTTATCCGCTGCGGATTCTGGGCATTTTGCCGATATCCTCGCAGCCGCTTCCTCCAATGCGAACACCAACGTCTCCATGATGGGCGAGACGTTCAAGTACTGTGCGCCTATTGCCGGTGCGCTGGGGTTCTCGGCAGAGGATACCGCAGAAGCCATCGGACTTATGGCAAACAGTGGTATCAAGGCTTCACAGGCTGGTACTTCCCTTCGTACCATCATGAACAACCTTTCCGGTGAAGTGACCTTTGTGGGTAAAAACATCGGTGAGGTCACGATTGCAACCAGCAATGCAGATGGCAGCATGAGAAGCCTGAACGACATCCTTGCAGACTGCCGTGTGGCATTCTCCGGGCTGTCGGAATCTGAGAAGGCCGCCAACGCAGAGGCACTGGTCGGCAAGAATGCGATGTCTGGTTTCCTTGCCTTGATGAATTCCAGCGAGACGGACATCAACAAACTGCGTGGTGCCATTGAAAACTGTGACGGCGCATCCGAGAGCATGGCAGAAACCATGCAGGACAACTTAAATGGTCAGCTCACCATCCTGAAATCTCAGCTGGAGGAGCTGGCTATTTCTTTTGGCGATATCCTGATGCCCACCATCCGCAAGATCGTATCTGCTGTGCAGCAGTTAGTGGACAAGCTCAACAGCATGGATGAGGGTACCAGGGAAACGATCATCAAGATCGGGCTCCTGGCGGCATCCATCGGTCCGCTGCTCATTGTGCTTGGCAAGACCATATCGACCGTCGGCACAGCGATGCGGGGATTCAGTTCTCTTGCAAAGGGTGTCCGGCTTCTTATCACCCATGTGGGCAGTGCCAGCGGTGTGTTCAGCAAGCTGGGTGTGGTTCTGGGTGGTCTGTCCGGGCCGGTCGTAGCAGTGGTGGCGGTCATCGGCACACTGGTGGCGGCGTTCATGAACCTCTGGAACACCAACGAGGAGTTCCGTACTGCCATTACCAGCATCTGGAACGACATCGTTTCCAAGGTGAAAGGGTTCTGTGATCAGCTGACACAGCGGATCAATGGGCTGGGCTTTGATTTTAAGGATGTCACCGAGGTACTGAAAGCAGTCTGGGATGGCTTTTGTCAGGTGCTTGCACCGCTGTTTGAGGGAGCTTTCCAGAATATTGCTACCATCCTTGGCGTTGTTCTGGATACGCTACTTGGTCTGTTCGATGTCTTTTCCAATGTGTTCTCCGGCAACTGGAGTGGCGCATGGGAAGCGGTAAAGGGTATCTTTTCCAGCATCTGGGATGGCGTGAAGTCCATTTTCTCCACGACCCTTACTGCTCTGAAGAGTGCGCTGGATGTGTTCCTTGGGCTGTTCGGTACGGACTGGCAGACGGTCTGGGGCAGTATCAAGAGCTTCTTCGAGACTGTGTGGAGTGGAATCAGCAGCTTCTTTTCAAACACAGTTTCCGCTATCCAAAGTGTAGCAACGACTGTATTTACAGCAGTGTCTGGATTTTTCACCACCGTCCTTACGAGTATCCAGACGACCTTCAGCACCATCTGGACTGCCATTTACACAGCAGTTTCTTCTGTGCTGAATACGATCCATACCACGGTGACAACTGTGTGGACGGCGATCTCGACCGCAATCTCTACGGTCATGAACACCATCAGCACGACCATCACTTCGGTGTGGAATGGCATTTACAACACCATCAAGCCTCTGCTGGATGCGTTCAAATATCTGTTTGAGACCATCTGGCAGGCAATCCAGATCCTGATCAGCGCAGCACTGACCGCAATTCAGACGAAGATCTCTTCCATCTGGAATGCCATCGTTGCCTTCGTGACTCCGATGCTGACTGGATTGCAGACGACTTTCTCTACAGTTTGGTCAGCAATTCAGACTGCTATCTCCACGGTGCTGACTGCGATCCAGACTGCAGTGACGACGGTGTGGAACGCCATTGTGTCGTTCCTGTCTCCGCTGCTGACTGGCATCCAGACCCGGATGAGTACGGCATGGAATGCGATCAAAACGGTCATCTCGACTGTCCTTTCTGCGATCCAGTCCACGGTTTCTTCCATCTGGAATGCCATTAGCAGCAAGATCTACGGTGTGGTAAATGGCATCAAATCGGTAGTTTCTTCTGGCTGGAATGCCATGAAATCCACGGTATCGTCCCTCAGTAACAGCATTAAGAGCGCGGCGACCACAGCTTTTAACTCGATGAAATCCGGGATTTCCTCTACGATTTCCGGTATCAAGTCCACCATCACGAACGGTTTTAACAGTGCAGTTTCCTTTATCAAGGGTCTGGCTGGACAGGCGTTCTCGTGGGGCTCTGACATGATCGGCAACATTGTGTCCGGTATCCAGTCGAGGATTCAGG